GAGGATCTGCAGCGTTCCGGGTTCGAGGCCCGCCAGCGCGACCCCGTGGGCGTTCGCCCCGCCCTCGCCCATCAGGTTGTCCTCGGGCGCTTGGCGGGTGATGAAGCCGGCGAACATCGCCGCGGTCTTCTTTCTGACCAGTTCGGCGTCGTCGTACTGGTCGAGCTCGTTGAGTTTCACCAGGGCGCGGGCGAGCCACGGCTCGCCACGGATCTGCCCGGGTCGCAAGGGCCGGAAGAGATGGATCACCTCGGCCGCCGGCACCCGCACCGTGTCGAGCCCCCCTGCTCCCGACATCGGCGCGAGCGCCCCGTCGCCGGGGTGGCTGCGGTACAGGTGGTAGGCCACCCGCCGCCCCAGATGATCGAACTCGATACCGGCGCGAATCACGTGGCCGTTCTCCAACTCGCGGTTCAGGTGGCTGGGTAAATGCTCGGGCTCCAGCACCTGAATCTGCAGCGGCACGGCCAGTCCGTCCTCGGGGCGCCGGTAGCGCAGCCGGATGATCGCTTCGCCGCCTTCGACCATCGCGCGGGTGGCGAGCGCCTGCAGGCCGTAGAAGTCGGTGAGTCCCGCCGCATCGGCGTCTTCGCACCAGTCCCACCACAGACCATGGATGGCCTCGCGCACCGTCGCGTCCTCGATCATCGACTGCGGCTTGATGCCGGTGCCGATCGCGTTGGCGACAAACGCCTCGATGCCAGCCGCAGCCCACGCGTTACGGCGCACGAGGTCGCGACTCTTGGCGCGCAGCTCGTCCTGACCGTGGAGCAACGCGGCCACGGCGCCGGGGTTCGAAACCGCCCATGCGAGCGCTCGCCGGCCACCGCCGACGCCGTCATAGATGGGGTTCGGTGTGCCGAAGAGGCCGCGCTTGAGTTTGCGAAACCAGCTCATCACAGCCCCTTGTGTGTGGTCACGCGAATCTGACGCTTTGCCGGCGTGGCCGCCGGATCGCTCACCTGCAGCGCGCGTTTGACTTCGCGGATCGCCGCCATCAGTTCCTCGATCGAGCGGTACTCGACGGTCTTGTCGCCGAAGGTGACGCGCCGCTCGCCTTTCGCGAGGGCCGCTTCGAGCGCGGCGAGGTGCAGTGCGGTAAAAGCCATGGGATGCTCTCGTCAGCGCAGCCAGCGGCTGCGGATTACCTGTCGGGCGCGCCGCGGGGCCCCGGAAGCAGCGAGGCCACCGGGTCGGGTGGCCTCGTCCTCGGGTGCGTGCGTTCGGCGGTATGACGGTGGTGCCAGAACGGCAACTTGCCGCTCCATCTCTGCCCAGTGCCGTTCCTCGAAGCGGTCGAGCCCGGCCACCGATGCGGCCGCGCGCGCATACACGAAGGTGTCGAGGGCTTCGTTGCGCTCGCGGCTCTTCTGCCACTCGCGCACCGGGTAGCCGTTGCGATCGCGCCGCGTCACAAGTTGCTCGGCGCAGAGCTGCTGCAGGTACTCGGCGTCGACCTTCGGCAAATGCACGTAGCCGTCCGGGTAGCGGATCTCGCCGTCCTCGGTGACTTCCACCGTTTTGCGCAGGTTGTTGTAGAGTTCGAGCTTGGCGATGCCGCCGGCGACCGTCCACAGCTTGATGCCGCGGCGCAGCTTCTTGCCGCCGACCGTCACATCCACCGCGGTGGGGGTACCGACGAGCGCCGCGCCTCTCGCCACCCCCTTGACCGCCATCACGCGGCTATCCTTGGCGGCACGGACGAACGCATACGCTTCTTGCGTCGCAAAGCCGGTATCGAGCGCGAAGCGCGTGAGGGGGAGCTGCGCCCCGCACTCGTGCGTCCAGGTTTCCTCGACGAGTTTGCGTAGTTGCCGCCAGACCTCGTCCCGGGCGGTGTCGCCCATCAGGATGCGGTGTTCGACGAGCCAAGCGGTCTTGCCGCGACCGAACGCCCAGATCGACACTTCGATGCGATCCTTCTGCACGTCGGCCCCGGCGGTGAGCAAGAGCCCACCCGCGGGGACGGTGCCGATGCGGTAGTCTTCGCGTCGCTCGAGCAGCCGCTCCCAATCCGGCGCCTCGCCCTCCTCGACCCAGGTCTCGCCGAGCTCGGTGTTCTTGAAGGCTTTGAGCGCCGTGACCGAGCCCTGCGCCGCCTCCCACGCCGCGGCGATGTCGCGCCAGCTGCGCCAGCCGATCGGGCTGTACAGGCTCGACAGGTGAAAGCCCACGGTCTTGCCGGCGTTCTCCGGTACGCACGCGCGCCACTCGCCGGCCGCCAACATCTGCGTCTTGTGGTGCTCGGAGACTTCAGCCTCGCACGCTTCACAGATGTACTTCACCGACGTCGGTTTGCCCCAGCTCCAGCGCAGCTGCTCGAAGCGCAGCCATTGGAGGTGCGCGCAGTGCGGACAGGGCACGAAGAAGCGGCGCTGGTCACTCGCCTCGTACTCGCGCTCGACCGCCGAGGCGCCGGCGATCGTCGGCGTCGACACGATGAAGATCTTGCGCCGCGAGAAGGTACGGGTGCGCGCTTCGGCGAGCGCGATCGCATCGCCCTCGCCTTCGACGTCGCGCGGGTAGCCGTCGACCTCGTCGAGAAAGAGGTAACGCACCGGCATCGAGCGCAGGCCCACCGCGCTGTTGGCGCCCGTCATAACCAGCACGCCGCCGCGAAACTCCTTCGCCAGGATGGTGTTGCCCGCGTCACGACTGCGGGCCGGGGCGATCAGCTCGGCGAGGATCGGCGACTCCTCGATCAGCGGATCGATGCGCTGCTTGGAGTTGCGCTTGGCCATCTCGACGGTCGGGGCGACCGCCATCATCGGGCCCGGCGCATGGTGGATCACGTAACCGATCCAGTTGTTGCCACACTCCGAACCGCCGACCTGTGCGCCTTTCATGAAGACGATGCGCTCGGCCGCACTCGTCGGCGACAGGCAATCCATGATCTCGCGCAGGTAGGGCGTGCGACTCGTGCGCCAGCGGCCCGGCTCGGACGCAGACTTCGAGGACAGGATCCGGTACTGATCCGACCACTCGGAGAGCGTCAGCATCGGATCGGGCGTCAGCCCTTCGCGCCAGGCGCGTTCGATCTCGAGCGCACCGTCGTACGCGAACCCGTCCATCAATCCACTCTCGCAGTGATCTCGCCGAGTTCCATCAGGTGTTTGCGCACCGCCGCTTCGATGGCGACATGCAAGACATGCGGATCGATCCCGAGCTCGGCAGCCATTTGCGCGGAGATGCGCGCGGGCCAGTTCAACCACGCGTCGCGTTCAGTGCGGGCGAGCTTGAACACGTGCGCGATCGCCTGGTTGCGATCGACGAGCTCCCCTTTCAAGCGCGCGAGACGCACCTTGTTGGTCTGCGCCTTGACGACCTCGTTGACGGTGCGTGCCTGCAGCAGTGACGTGCTGCCCCCCGCTGGTGCGTCGCCGCCTGCCGAGGCCTTCGCAGTCACCGCGCGCTGGCGCGTGCCGGGCGGGTTCGGCGCGTCAGTGTTACGGGCCCACTCGGCATCGGCGCGTGTCGCATCGATCGTGCCGTCCGCCTCCGGCGTGATCCGCCCGCTCCGAATCGCCTTGTGCACGGCGGTATCGGACACCCCGCGGTGGCGAGCGTAGGCACGGATCGACAGTCCCATGGGCGGATTCATTCATTGCGGCGAGGATGCACATTCCGCTTGGCTTCGCATCGGGGAAGCGCGTTCATACAGACGTCATCAACGCACTGCAGGAGAAGGAACATGAACAAGCAACTGGCCCAGACCCTCGAGAAGATCGCCCGCGATCACTTCAGCGTCGAGACTTTGGAGACGCGCAACGGCGACAGCCTCGACTTTCATGACTGCGCGGTGTGGGAGATCCGCGCAGCCTTGCTCGCCGCTTACGAGGCCGGACGCGCCGACGAACAGAAGCGCACCGCCCGCACCACCCTCTCCGCCCAACAAGACTGACCATTCCGACCAGGAGGACCATCATGGACAAGATCACCCTCACCCCGACCCAGCAGTTCGTGCTCGCCGATGCGATCGACTTCCACGACGGCAAGATCGTGACGTTCCCCGAGGGCGTGCGCGGGGGGGCGCAGAAGAAGGTCCTCAAGGGCCTTTTCGATCGGGCACTGATCACCACCGACGGCACCGACTGGTGTGTGACGGCCGAGGGCTACGACGCCTTGGGCAAGGCTCGTCCGGGGGAGATCGCTGACGAGGAAACTGACCCGATCGACCTCGACCAGCATTCGTCGATCGAACCGCCTGACTTGGCGCCGGACTCAGCAATCGAGGCCGACGTCGCCGCTGCCGAGGCGAGCTTCGCGAAACCGGCCACCGCCCGCCGCACCCGCGACAACAGTAAGCAGGCGCAGGTGGTGGCGATGCTTGTCCGGCCCGAGGGGGCGACGATCGCGCAGATCTGCGAGGCCACCGGTTGGCAAGCCCACACCGTACGCGGCACCTTCGCCGGGACGTTGAAGAAGAAGCTCGGGCTCACGATCACCTCCAAGAAGGCTGCCGAGGGCGACCGTATCTATCGCGCAAGTTAATCCGAGTGAATAAAAAATTGTCGCAAACCGTAATTTCTCATATTTTTCATGTGGATATTGATGTGCGGTGTCGCCAGAATGTAGGCGTGCGCTATGTATAATGGGAACCGTGGCGAAACTTCTGCATGCCTGCAGGGGCTTCGCCATTTTTGTTGAGACATACAATTTGGGTAGGAAGCACAGGAGGCTTGCACCGTGGGACAACCATGGCGCAAGCCTCCTTTTTTTCGGAGGACGAGACGAATGGGCCAGCCCGCGAAACTCTATTACGAGTGCCTGAAAGGTATCGAGCATCTACGGATCCACGACCTGATAGCAAAGACTGCACATGTCAGCCACATGAACACTCTCAGGGTCCTGATTGCGCTGCGAGCCATCGGTACTCAGTTTGACCTTACGGCCGATGAAATCGTGAATTTGCCTTACTCAAAGGAGAAACCGTCCCCATTGCAACGCAGGGACTGCGAACACGTTTACCTACAGATGCACGAGAGCGGATGTCTGCAGAAATATCTGTACCAGGTCGAACAAATCATTTGATGGGGCAACGCAACTGAATTACCTACGGGAGACCACTATGAAAAACAGCATCTACGACAGTGCCCTGACTGACCTAGCCACCATTTTTGGTAGCCACGACGATCTCGAGAGCGGAACGGGCGCCCGTTTTAAGTCCAACAAAAAGGGAAAGCTGACGATCTACCATCGGAACATCGCCGCAGGTAACAGCGCAGAAATCGCGTTCGAAGTGGATTCTTTTGCAGCTAGGTTCAAGCTCAGTGCGTCCGAAGCCGCAGCATTCCTGGCGAGGCTCAAAGCCGCAACCGGGCGACAGGTTGAAATCAACCCACGGTTCCAGTGGCCGCGGGTCGGTCTTGCCACGGCTGCAGACGTAGTCACTGTACTCGATGCGCTCAAGCAGAAGGCTATGTTGGCCTGATGCAATCGGATGACGTGCCGGAATCATAACCGGCATGTCACATTAATCGATGCGCGGAGATCCATGGCGGTATTCTCACCACAGCAAGCTACGTAACTCGCCTTTCATCAGAAGCTTCTCGCGATTCAAGATCTGTTGCCTTCTGCAAAACGTTCGTGACTCGGCTGCCGGGTCTTCCTTTTCTGAAACCGTCCGCAGCGGGCTGCCCTCGATTTCTCCAGGGACCGTCGATATGTTGGCTCCGATAGGTGCTGCTCGCGGCAACAAATGCTGGACAGGCGCTATGAGACGGTCGTGACGGTTCCACGACTACCCTTGCATAGTCGTTTACTCGCCGAAAAGTCCCCCATCCACCTCGCGCACTGCCTGCTCACCCGTCCAGTCCTGCCAACGCCGCACGATGACATCGCAGTACTTCGGATCGAGCTCGATCAGCCACGCGACGCGCCCTGACTTCTCCGCGGCGATCAGCGTCGTGCCGGAGCCGCCGAAGGGGTCGAGCACCACGTTTCCTGGTCGGCTCGAGTTGCGGATCGCCCGTTCCACCAGTTCCACCGGCTTCATGGTCGGGTGCAGGTCGTTTTTGGCCGGTTTCTTGATCTGCCACACGTCGCCCTGGTCGCGATCCCCGCACCAGTGCCGCCTCGCGCCGTCCGGCCAGCCATAGAGGATCGGCTCGTACTGGCGTTGGTAGTCCGAGCGTCCGAGCGTGAAAGTGTTCTTCGCCCAAATGATGAAGGTCGACCACTTACCGCCGGCTGCGCGAAAGGCCGCCTGCAGCGTGTCGAGTTCGCTTGAGCTCATCGCGATGTACACCGCACCGCTGCAGTGCGCGAGCATCGGTGCCAGCGCCGCTTCGAGGAAGGCCTGGAAACCCTCACCCAAGTTGTCGTTGAGGATCGGACGATACGTGCCGCGCTGCTTATCCGTGGCGGTGTTGGCGTAGTCGACGTTGTACGGCGGATCGGTGAAGACCATGTTGGCCTTGGCGCCGGCCGTCAGCAGGACGTAGCTTGCCGCATCGGTCGCATCGCCACAGAGCAGCCGATGGTCCCCCATCACCCACACGTCGCCGGGCTTTGAGATCGGCGTCTCGGGATCCTCGGGCACCTCTTCGTCGTCGGTGTGGCCGGCATTGTCCGGCTCATCGCCCGCCATCAGCTCGGCGAGCGCATCGGCATCGAAACCGGTGATGTCGAGATCGAAGCCGTCCTCACGCAGCGCGTCGAGCTCGATGCGCAGCATCGCTTCGTCCCATCCCGAGTTCTCGGCGATGCGATTGTCCGCGATCACCAGCGCCCGCCGCTGGGTGGTGGTCAGGTGATCAAGGACGACCACCGGCACGGACTCGAGGCCGAGCTTGCGCGCCGCCATCAGCCGTCCGTGGCCCGCAACCAGCACGCCGTCGCCCCCCACGAGGCACGGATTCACGAACCCGAATTCGGCGATGCTCGCAGCGATCTGCGCCACTTGGCTCTCCGAGTGCGTGCGGGCATTTCTCGCGTACGGCAACAGCTTGTCGATCGGCCAGTGCGCGATCTTGTCGGCCAGCCAGTTCTGCATCACGTCACCGACTGCTTGAGCTTGCGTTCGATGAGGGTCACGGCGATCTCGATCAGCAGGTTCAGCGCCCAATCAGCCCAGCGCCAACCGATCTGCTTCGCCTGCTCGATCACCACCTGGCGCTTCGCATCGGAATCGATGTCGAGGCGCGCGGCCGCTGAAACCAACCCGCGCACCTGTTCCCAGGCCTCGGGCGAGGCAATCCACCGGGCAACACTGGTGAGCGCGATCTCAATGGCTTTCGATTTGAAGGTCATAGTTCGATTTCCTCCGGCAGTCGCTCGGCGGCGACGGCGTTCCACGTCTGTCCGGTCGCTTCGAGCATGGGTTCGATGTCAGGGTGATGCTGTAGCCAGCGGCGCACGGCCACATCGACGTATTCCGCGGCCAGTTCCGCCGCCCGCGCCTTCCGACCGGTGAGTTGTGCGGCCAGGATCAACGTGCCGCTGCCGCTGAAGGGCTCGAACACGATGTCACCCGGGTCGGTGTAGGCCTCGATGACGAACTTCGGTAACCCGAGCGGGAACACTGCGGGATGGTCGATGCCCTCCCCGATGCGTCCGCGCTGGCGCGTGACTTCGATCACCGAGTCCGGAATCCGAAAGGCCTGCGTCGGCTGGCCGGCG